GATAAGTTTCCATTGATTTACGACATAGTTCGTGATAAGGACATTAACCCTATTGATAGAGAAATTAGAGTAATATCGATTATTGCTGATATTCCTGTTGCGGAAGTTGAGCGAATAAGGATTGACCAGCTTAAAGAATTAATTAAGTCGGTAAACTTTATTTTTAAAATGGACTTCCCAAAGGCAGTTGAGATGTTTAAGCATAACGGCTACAGATGGGTAGTAAACTATGATGTAACTAAATTAAGCGCAGGTGACTTTATTAGTTTAAGTAAACTAACTGAAAGCGAAGAAAGCATTATAGGCAACCTTCCGCAATTAGTAGGTATGTTTGTAAAGCCTTATAAACTTAAATGGCTTAAGCTCAAAGAAATAGAAATGGAATACAGCGATAAAGTCGAACATATTAAAAGCATGAATGTAGGCATCGTATATCCGCTATGTGTTTTTTTTTGCAATGTTATAAAAGGTTTACAACCTCATATCGAGGATTATTTGGTAAAGCAGATGAGCGAAGCGAGAGCGATAGTGGAGAAAGAGTTGAGCGAACTGAAAACGAAAAACACTTAGATTATTGGGGATGGTATGTTACACTCGATAGCTTAAGCGGTAAGGATAGAACTAAATGGGATTTTTACTTAAATATGAATGTGGTTGCTTTTTTAAATTATTTGAGTTACATAAAAGATAGGAATAAATGGCAAAAATAAATAGAGACCAGTTTAATCAATTAGATAATTTTTTAGCAGATGTTGAAAGTAAGCTATCAGGTGAACAAGATATTTATTCTGAAAAAGTAAATGATTTTTTAAAAAGAGTTAAAAATAATTTAGAGAAATATAAGTTTAATGCTTCGGAAAATTTATCTCAATCATTAAGAGCTTTACCAATAAAAAGAAATCAAAATATTGTAACAGTATCAATTGAAATAGAAGATTATTGGGAAGACCTTGAAAAAGGAACTCAACCACAAGGATATTCAAAAGAAAACAGAAAAAAGTTACAACCTAAGATTTTAGAATGGATAAGTTATAAACCTGAATTACAAGCAATAGCAGGTGATAAAAAAGGGCAAAGGTCTTTATCCTATGCAATAGCTACAAACATTCTTAAAAAAGGAACTATTAAAAGATTTGGATATAAAGGCAAACCATTCTTAACTGAAGAAATACCACAATTAGAAAAAGACATTACAAAAGAATTTGAATAATGGCACTAACAATTTACAACACACCGAACGCATACGCACCCGTTTACAATCAAATGATATTTACTTTGAGTAGTTCAAATTACGCTCAATCTAATTTTCGTTACATAGCCGATGTTTATGTAAATGGCTCATCAACTTACACACGTTTAGAAGTAGGAAAAAACCCGACTAACAATTATGGAACTTTTGATGTGGCAGGTATAATTCAAAACTTTTTAACTCGGGATGCAGATGACAATACAACCACATTTAAACAATGCGGAAACTCGATAGCTTATTATGAAGTAAAGTTTGGTGAACAATATGGCGCAAGTAGTGGAATAACTAACTACCCTAACTTAACAACAAGTTCAGGTTATTGTTTTAATGGAGTTTTTAGTCCATTGGATTTTTTAGACTTTGCAACAAACACATACGTTTTACAAAACAGCTCAAGTCAATTTTTAACTGATAAACCTGTAAAATTTGAAACAAGGTCAGGTGAAAAACTTATTTTAGGTTTTATGACTGATGCTGCAAATGAAGCCTACAATTTAGAAATTATAACCTATTATGATGACGGAACTATATTTAATACAGTAAGGGTAACAAATCCGTATGCAGCATTAAGCAATAGAGAAGACCGTTCAATCAATGTAAGAGTAGATTATGATTGGTTAAATAGCTTAGTCAATGCGGACCTATCATTTGGCACAACGCCGATATTCGTAACAAATTATGAATATTATGAAGTAAGGATTAAAAACAATTCAGGAACAGTTGTAAGTGAAACAATCCGTATTTATCCTGGTGAAGATATTTGCTCAAAATACACCCCTATTCGTTTTAAATTCATGAATAACTATGGTAAGTATGATTATTACACTTTTACAGGTGCAATGACTAAAAATACTAATATAAAGCGAAATACTTATAAAAGTAACCCAAATCAATGGTCAAATACTAATTACAATTACTCAACTACAAGCAGAGGTTTAAGTCAATACGAAACAATATTAGACGATACGATTACAATCAATAGTGATTGGATTACCGAAGCCGAATCAATTTGGCTTGAACAATTAGTTACAAGTCCCGATGTTTATATTTATGATGGCAGCAATTTAGTTTCAGTTAACATTACAGATAGTAGTTACCAAACTAAATATGAAGCCAGTCAACAACTATTTAATTTAGTGATTTCATTTACTTACTCACAAAACCGTAAAAGACAGCGCAGATGATTTTAACTAAAATTTACATTAATAATGAGCAGATAGATTTAAAAGAAGATGTATCAATCCCTCTTAATTTTAACATTGCTGATATTAGAGAGCCTGAAAAGCGTAGCACTACATGGTCAAAGACTGTTATATTACCAGGTTCTACGTTTAACAATAATCTATTTTCGAATATATGGAACGTTAATGCGGTTATCAATAGTTCGGGTACTGTTAACTTTACTCCAAATTTTAATCCGAACTTAAAAGCTCAAGCTGAAATAACTTACAACGAGGCAACTCAATTTAAAGGTATTTGCCAATTGTTAAATGTAAATGTAACCGATAAATATGAGATAGAATATGAGGTGGCTTTTTTTGGTGAACTTCAAAACGTTTATCAATTCTTTACAAATAGATATTTAAGAGATATTGACTTAACTGAATTTAACCACCCTTACACGTTAAATGAGCAGTATTTAAGTTGGTATCGACCAATTGGCAATGGATATGTTTATCCAATGATTGATTACGGTAATTCAATTAATAGTGAATTTAGAGTACAACACATGTACCCTGCAATTTACATTAAAACAATTATCGATAAAATGTTTAGCGCAGCTGGGTTTACTTATGAATCAAATTTCTTTAATAGTGATTTATTCAAAAGGTTAATCATGCCTTACAATGGCAAAAGTGATTTAAAGCTAAATACAACGCAAGTAATGGATAGAAGTTTTAGAGCAAGTAGAACAGATACTCAAACTTTTGTTTTAAACAATCAGCCTTTTACAGATGCATCAGGAATTACAGGATTTTATAATAGAGTTATAAATTACCCTAATGACACAACTCCTCCAAATTTTGATGCAGGTAATCATTGGTATGATTATTACGGAAGTACTAATCTTAATACTTTTGTAGTCCCTCGTTCAGGAAATTATACATTTAAAACATATTTAAAAATAAATGTAAAGCATTTCCCAACGGCAGCATCTGTAACTTTATCGGGGAATTATGTTGATATTGGAAATATAGTTATAAGAAAAAACCCAAGAATTGGTTTTCCGTCAGGAGACTTTATAGCTAATATTCCTGTTAGGATGAAACCTTATCCATCAATTTCCGATATTGATAATAGCTTCATGGTAACAGCATCAAATAATTTAACTGTTACAAGTGGTACAACAACTGATACATTTGATGGCGAATTATCAAATACTGTTTATTTAGGAGAAAATGATATTGTTCAAGTTATTTATTTAGGAGGTGTAGGAGGGCAAAGATACCCAGCTTCATTATATACAGTTGGAACTAACTTTGAGCCAGTAGGGGTTAACTCATATTGTGAAGTTAATATATTAAATGAAAGTTATGCAACCGCTTTCCCTGCTGACAATAATATTCAAGAGTATGATGAAGTTGATTTAAATTACAATTTGCCTGATAACGTAAAGCAAAGTGATTTTTTCAACTCAATAGTTAAAATGTTTAACCTATTTGTTGAGGTTGACAAATTCAATCCTAACAAACTTTATATTGAGCCAAGACCAACTTTTTATTCAAGTGGTGTTACACGTGACTGGTCTGATAAATTAGATTACTCAAAAGAAACGAAGATTATTCCGATGGGTGAGTTAAATAATAAAACTTACCTATTTACTTACAAAGAGGATACTGATTTCTTTAATAATCAATACAAGTCAAAATACGGTGAAATTTACGGAGAGAAGCGTTATGATATTCAAAACGATTTTTTAAAAGGTGAGGTTAAAACAGAATTAATATTTAGCCCAACTCCATTAGTTGATACAATTGGACATGATAGAGTATTGTCAAAAATTTATACAGTTGATAATAACGGTCAAATAAAACCGACTGGCTCAAACATGAGAATATTATACTATGGAGGTTTAAAAACAACAACGTATCCATGGTCGCATATTGCAACAAGCGGAACTACAGTAAGAAATGATTATCCTTATGCAGGTCATTTGGACGATGTACAAAGCCCTACATTCGATTTAAACTTTGGCATACCAAGACAAGATTATTATACCCCTTTACGTTATACACAAAATAACCTTTACAATAAATATTGGAAGGATTATATTGAGCAAATAGCTGATAAGGATAGTAAGTTATTTACAGGTTACTTTTTAATCAATGAGTTTGATATTCAAAGTTTAGATTTTAGAGATACATTCTTTTTTGAGAATGAATATTGGAGGTTAAATAAAATTATTGATTATGATAGGGTAAACAACCAGCCAACTAAATGTGAGTTTATTAAATTAAAGACTTTGCCACCTTACGAAAATGACAATGGCTTTGATAATTCAGGAGGCATTGAAGATAACGGTACAATAATAGCTCCAACTGGAAGGATAACAGGAGGTTATAATAATAACTTTTATCCTGAAGGTGCAATTGTAAGCGGTCGAAATAATGTAATTCAAAGCGGCGATGGGATAATTGTAACAGGCAATGATAACTTTATTGGCATAGGCTCAAAGAATGTAAGCATAACAAGTTCAAGCGGAGTTAATGTATTAGGCGGAGTTTCAAATGTAAGCGTAACAAATAGTTCTGGAATAACAATAAGTGAAAGTAACGTAACCTACGATAATGGAATTAAAACATTAAATTCAGTAAGTTATAAAAAATATGTTGCTTTATTAACTCAATCAGTTACATACGACCCTGAAGCTATTGTTTTAGAAAACACTTTAAGTTCGGGAATAACATGGACTCGAGATGGGGTTGGTGAATATTCAGGAACTTTAATAGGTGAATTTACATCTGATAAAACATTAGTATTAGTAGGATATAATAGTAAAACAAGCGGAGAAATGTTAATTGGCAGAAATGATAATGATACAATAAAAGTATATACGTATAATTCGGCAGGTACATTAGCAGATGCTAAAATATATAGAGTAGGGATTGAAATACGAGTTTATTCATAATTGGTACTTTAAAAGATAATGGCAAAGACTACAATACAAATAGATGTAAATACGGGTGGGTCAGTAAAATCACTATCTGATTTACGTGGGGAATTTAAAGATATACAAAAAGAGTTATCAGGTTTAACACCAGGTACTGAAAAATACATTGATGCTTTAAAACGATTAGGAGCTGTTAAGGATGAAATCGGAGATTTAAAAGATGAAATCAATGCCTTTGCAGGTGCGGACAAAAAGATTGCAGCAGTATCAAATGTTATTGGCGGTATAGCAAACGGATTCCAAGCGGCACAAGGGGCAGCTGCTTTATTTGGAGCTGATAACGAAGCCTTAAATGAAACAATGGTTAAGTTACAGGCGACTATGGCTTTAACGCAAGGTATTCAAGGGCTTGCAGGAATGGGCGATGGATTAAAAGCTGTAGGAAATCTTTTAAAATCAACAACATTAGGGACTCAGGCAGCGGCAGCGGCTCAAAGAATTTATAACGCTGTAATGGCTGCAAATCCAATAGGATTAATTGTAGCAGGATTAACAGCATTAGTCGGAGTAATTGCATTGGTAGTAAATGCAATGAAAGATGAAGACGAAGCTCAAAAGAATGTAATTGCAGGTCGTGAAAGAGAAATAGAAGTAATGCGAGACCAGAATGCAGCATTACAAAGAGAAGCGGATTTTAGAAAGAATTTAGCAGCAGCTCAAGGAAAAACAGCCGAACAACAATTAGCATTAGAAAAAGAGTTAGGGGATGCAAGGAAAAAAAGAATAAATGATGAAATTGCATTATTAAGTAAAAATATTAGAGAGCGAACTGCATTAATAAGAAATGCAGATGAAGATGAGCGTAAAGAAATACAGGATAAAAACCAAAAAGATGTTGATGCGAGAAAAGCTCTTTATACTGAACTTTTAACTATTGATAGTAACTATATTATTAATAGAACAAAGTTAAATACAGAATTTACGAAAAAAGAGCAAGAAAGAAAAAACACACAAAAGACTGAAACAAAAAAAGAAAATAATAAAGATTTTGAAGATGCTTTAGCAGAAGCTGAAAGATTATCAGAAATTGAATTTCAAAGAAATGAAAAACAAGCAGAAAGAGAAAGGCAATTAGAAGAGCAAAGAGCAGCTACTTTAAAAGCAATGCGCGACCAACAAATTGCTGAACAGATAAAAGCAGATGAAGAAGAGGGCGCAAGAATGGTTAAAGCCATTGAAGATAGAGCAAAAGCGGAAGAGCAAAAAGTAGAACTAACAAAACAAGGTTTAACAGCAATAATAGCTTTAACGGATGCTTTTGCAGGTCAAGATGAGGCAAGTCAAAGAAAAGCATTTAATATTAAAAAGGCTGCAAGTTTAGCATTAGCAACAATAGAAACATATCAGGCAGCATCGAGTGCTTACGCAAGTCAAATGGCAATACCAACTCCTGATGCTCCAATTAGAGCAGCAGTTGCAGCAGGTATAGCAATTGCAAGTGGATTAGCGAGAGTAGCAGTAATAGCTAAAACAAAATTTCAAGGTGGCGGAACTCCAAGTGGTGGAGGCGGTGGTGGCGGCAGCTTAGGTACATTCAGTCAAGGTGGCGGTGGCGGTCAACCTCCTCAAGGATTAACGAGTCAAAATACAGTAACTCAATTAAACCCTGACGGAACAGTAGCAGGTCAAGGCAATAGAGAAGCAGCACCAATGAAAGCGTATGTAGTAGAAAGTGAAAGTAGAGCAGTAACAGAAAGAGTAAATAAATTAAGTAACAATTCAAAAATAGGATAACATGGAAAATTTACCAGTTTATAAATTAGTAATTGATGATAGTGATGAACTTGGTGTAGAATGGGTGGCATTAGTTGACACTCCTGCAATAGAGACTAATTGGCACGCATTCAAAGAACATCAATTTGAAAGTTACACAGACTACCCAAAACAAGCAAGTGAAAACGCTAAGATAGCTTTAAGATGGGCAGAAGAAAATGGATGGGGTGATTGCGGAGAAGCTACAGGAAAAGCTCGTGCAAACCAGTTAGCAAAGGGTTTACCCATCTCGAGAGACACGATTGCACGCATGGCATCATTTGAAAGGCATAGACAAAATTCACAAAAAGAGTTAGGCGATGGATGTGGTAGATTAATGTGGTTAGCATGGGGTGGTGATGCAGGAATAGAATGGGCGCAAAGAAAATTAAAAGAAATTAGATCAGAAGAATGAATCTAACAGAAATATTTGATGCTATATTAGAAAGTACAGATGGTAAAATAGTTGGATATGCTTTCTATGTTGGCAACCTATATAAAGATGAAGCAAAAGAAATAAAACAATACAAAGGAATAAACGTATATACACATCTACACATGAAGGAAACAGATGTAATACTATATATGGATGATGAATTATTAGATACAGATATAAGTTTAAATTAAAATGAAATTAGTTAATATTAAAGATGTAAAACCAAACCCAAAAAATCCAAGGGTAATAAAAGACGATAAATTTAAAAAGTTAGTTAAATCAATTAATGAATTTCCTGATATGTTAAATAAACGACCTTTAGTTTGTTTTACTGACATTGATGGTAAGTTTGTTGTTCTTGGTGGTAATATGCGTTTAAAAGCATGTAAAGAGATCGGATTAAAAGAAATACCAATAATACTTGCTGATGAATGGAATGAAGAACAAAAGCACGAATTCTTAATTAAAGATAATGTTGGTTTTGGAGAATGGGACTGGGATAGTTTAGCAAATGAATGGGATGTTGAAAAATTGGAGGATTGGGGATTAGATTTACCAATTGATTTATCAGTAAAAGAAGAGCTTGAAGCAGAGGAGGATGAATTTGATGTTCCTGAAGGTGGAATAGAAACTGACATTATACTTGGAGATTTATTCGAGATTGGTGAACATCGTTTACTTTGTGGCGATTCAACAGATAGTGAACAAGTTGCATTATTAATGAACGGTAAAAAAGCTGACATGGTTTTCACTGATCCACCTTGGAATGTAAACTATGGGGCAGTAAAAGAAGGTAATGCCATGGGATATAAACCACGAACAATTATGAATGATTCCATGTCAACAGATGATTTTAAAGATTTTATGGGTTCGGCATTTGCTATGATGGCAATGCACTCAAAAAAAGGATGCCCTACATACGTTGTAATGTCTGCACAAGAATGGGGTAATTTAATGTTAACACTTCACGAAAATGGGTATCATTGGAGCAGTACTATAATTTGGAATAAATCACATCTTGTAATGTCCAGAAAAGATTATCATACAAAATATGAACCAATATGGTATGGATGGTTAGATGGCGCACCACGATTATGTCCTGTTGAAGACCGTAAACAATCTGATGTATGGGATGTAGATAGACCAACAAAAAGTGAACTTCACCCAACAACAAAGCCAATTGAACTTATAAATATTGCTTTAAAAAATAGCAGTAAAGAAGGGAATTTAGTTATGGAGTTATTTACAGGTAGTGGATCTACTATGGTGGCTTCACATCAATTAAATAGAAAATGTTATGGAATGGAATTAGACCCTAAGTATTGTCAAGTGATTGTTGACAGAATGAAAAAGTTAGATCCTACTTTAGTAATTAAGAAGAACGGAGAGGTAATTTAATAACAACGAAATAACAACGAAATGGCAGGTAAAGGACAAATAGAACCAAGATGGGCAAAAGGAGAAAGCGGAAACCCTAACGGTAG